CAGCGGCAGGCCGCGCGGGCTGACCCACAGCAAATTGAGCGGCAGCGGGACGATGGCCACCTTGTCCCACTTGCTCGGTGCAGGGTGGTCGGTGATGGCCGCGCTCAACAGGATGCCGTCCAGGTGCGTCCGGTCCCGCTCGGCGTGGATCACCGGCGTCGCAAGCGCCAAACTGCGCGGCCTCACCTACCCGGATCAGGTTGCCATGGTGGAGGACATCGAGGCGTTCTGGCGCAGCGTGGCGAATGCGGGT